CCTCCGAATGCTTTATACATTGTATGTGTAGTGCTAGCTTCACTAGCTATAGCATTATTAAGAACTTCCCCAGGAACGCTACCAAATATATGATTTATCATATCTCTTGTAGCTTTGTTCTGGAATTTACCTCCAACGAACGCCGACTTTTCAGGGGCAGACTCCACAATTTCTTTTAATTTCTGAGCAAATGACATTCTAAATAAGTTCTTTTGCTCTGGAATTAATGAGTCAAAGTACTTAACTGTGTCTTCTGCTGAATGATTTAGCTTTGTTGACGATTCAAAAGCCTTATCAATAATCTTCTCTATTGTTTTTCCCTCGCCAAAAGTCTGATCAGCAACTTTTAGTTGAGGATGCGCTGCGCGGGCTATTTCATTCATATCAGCTCTAAATTGGTTTAGAACTTGATACGCATGGCCCTTTGCGCCCTTTATCATGTCATCTAATGTATGTCTGGCGTCTATAAACCTACTAACGTCAGGCTGAAACTGGTGCCCCTTGAAAGTAGCCTGGATATCAGACATCTCATCAGGAGAAAGTCCATATGGAGATTCTTTATGATGAACTGTCCTAAATTCTTGAATAGCTTTGCCCAAAGCGTTGCCAGCTTCCCCAGTCATACCCATACGCTGGCGCCCGTACTCAGCAAGCTTTTCCGTTAAGTCAATAGGAGCTCTGCTTTGGCGAACTTTTCCATATGCGTCCTTAGCAACCGTAGAAGTTAGATGCTCCGCTGTCTGTCTCGCTTGATCAAGATTTTGAAAATCTCCAGCGGGAGTAGCAGATTTTGCAGCTTCTTCTATATGCTTAGCCATACGTAATGGCTGTTCTGCTTGCCTTTGACCAAGCTCAGCGGCCAAGGCGCTCTTTTCAGCGCCACCAGAGCCAGCAGCAACTCTAGCGAGCTTATCCATTGGATTTTCAGCGCCAGTACTCTTTGACGCAGCCGCTACCTGTGCTGTTTGATCAATGAGGTTAGTAGGTATCTTCTGATGGTTTGTAAACGATTCAAAATAACTATTAGCATTATCCGCATCAACCCTATCTTTAGCATCTATTGGGTTTTCTTGGATAGCTTTTGTCAAAGAATCCTTTTCAGTCTGACTCAAATACTTTAATTTATTTATGTTTTCTATTCTAGCTTCAGGTGACAGCCTTTTGCTAACCATTATCTCCTGAACTGCTCTTTTTCTGGCCTCAGTTAATCCTGACCTACCACCAGATACTCTTAGCTTGCTTACTGCATCAATATTTGAAACAACATCTTCAGCATTATCAATATTTTTTATGCCTTTTCCAGATGCAGGAGGGAGCACAGGAGGGAGTATGCTCTCACGAATTTTGTCTAATGGGTCAATTGGAATTTGCCCTTTGGCTGCGCGTCTTTCATTAATAGTTCTAGACACCTCGTCCATGGCGTCAGCAACGTCTTTAGTCGCAGCAGATTTAGCAATTTCTTCAGAATTACCCTTAAGCCATTTCCCTGGAGCCTCAGGAACAGCATTGGCTATAAGTCTACCGGCTGCTCCAGTAAGAGGTTTAACAACCTTTTCTCCAGCATAGGTAAGGCCAGCTCCTATTCCCGCTAACGGTGGAGCAAGAGCAGCGCCAAGCGCTCCACCCACCACAGCCCCGCCAAGAGGCGCTGTGACGTACTGAGACGGAGTAAAATCGTATCCTTGCCCTAGCGCTTGCTCTGCACCAATCCCGGCTCCAGCCAATCCAGCTTCACCAGCCATGCCAGCAATTCTTGCCGCCGCCTGCCCACCCCAAGCTGAAGGGATAGCTGTTCCTACTCTACTCGCAATAGCTCCCCCCAGAACCTTTCCAGGACCCTCTAGAGCGCCGCCAATGGGGTTGGCGTACATTCCAATTGCTTCAGAGGCAGCGGCTGTCAGAGGATTAGCTCTCTCGTAACCCTTCTGCATTATCCTAAGGGCTTCAAGGTTTCTCCAGTACTCTTTAGCAAAGCTTGTGTCTTTTCCCTCCGACTTCCTCTGTATATATGTAAAAGGAGTCGCAACAGCAGACTCAAGAACGCTTCCAAGGCCACCTGTAAACCCTGTCCAAGCCCCAGAGTGCACTCCAGCGGCGCCAACTTCGGATAGCATGGCGCGTTCTTCTGGGGGTATGAGCGAATTTTCTTCCTGAGTTACATCAGATCGAGGAGAGTTTATCTTTTTTAATATTTCAGGGTCACTTATAACCATTCCGCTGTCAGAGACGCTTGGCGAAGGCGCATCCGCCTGCATTCCCGGAATTTGAGAAAGAATTTCCGGATCAGTTATTTTTTCCCCACTCATTTTTCTTTTTTATCCTCTAACCATATTGGGACAACTTTATCGCCAGTTTCATTAAGAGTTTTCTTCCATCTCCTAGTAGTTCCGTCTTTATAAGTATAAACTCCCTCAGAATCTTTTCCTGTAATTTCATCAGCCATAGACTTTGCCTTGGCGTGATCAGGCTCTTCCTGTCTGCTGCTGAGCATCTTCTGAGCCTCAAAGGCGTCTGCTGGCAGCATTGGCAGAGTTCTGATGGCGTGGGTTATTTCCTTTACAGTTTTAACCTGTGCAAGAAGGGCTTCAACGCTTGGCGCCTTCTCCAGGTCTCCCACGATCCTTCCTAGCTCAACAGCGTGCTCATGAGCTATGTTTCCAGTCATACCCATACTAAGGACGCGCGCCGCCTCCGCTTGGATAGCGTGTTTATACTGAAGCAAAGACATAGCAGCCTGAGGAACTTTAGATGTTGGCGCAATTTCTCCACGCCATATTCTTAACCCAAGACCAGCATTGAGAAAACCAATTGCAGACTCCAGATCACGTCTCTTCTGGGGATTTTCAGCCTTCTTTGGATCAGCGCCGCCAGCAAGGTCAACTACACCATTAATATGGTTATCAAGAACAATAGTCTGAGCTTCACGTCCTACTGTCTTAACATTATATTTTGCAGTTTCTCTAGCCCATGTCATCTGAGCGCTAAGCAATGGGTCCGTAGCCACTCGTTCGCGCAAGGCGAGTTGCCTCTCTCTAAGGTCCTCAGTTTTCTTCTTTATATCAGCTTCACTATTTTCAGCAGCCTGGAATGCAAGATTACCATCATTAGCTATGTGTACGTTATACCCTTTCTGGTTAAGGATACTCTTAGCGATGTTATAACGGTCAACTTCAGGCATATCTTTATATCTTGGATCATTACCAAGAGCTTTGACAACTTTTGTTAGATCAGATTCATTTCCAGCCTTAAGAGGTTTATCAAGCTTCTGCTTCTCTATTGTTCCTTCGATGGGAATAGCCTTAAATTCACCAGTTGTCGGATCTTTCTTCAGGACAGTGAGTTTATTAAGAGCCGCTTGCCGCGCATAGGCGTCTTCCTTGGTTTCCCCAGGGTGGGCGTCCATGATGGCTGCGATCTGCTTATCCTTATCAGTCTTCTTTTCATGAAGGCTGACCCAGCGCTTGGTTAATTCCTCAAAATTTTCATTAGGATATTGCATCTTTAGGGCATTTATACCCTGCAATTCAGCGCTTGGGTTCTTGGAATTTATCATAGCGTTATGACGCGCAGTAAGAGCGTCAAGCTCGCTCATCCCAGGATTTTCTTTGCGTATCTTCTCAATTTCATCCAGTTCGGCGTTCATTCTGTTGGTTTTAGCGGCATATTTAGATACGTCGCCTATGCCTTTAGGATGGGGTGTAAAGGACTCTTCTTTAGTCACAGGGTTGACATAGAGAGTTCCGGGAACACCATCCTTAGTCGTCTGGAATATCTGTGGAACTGTGCGCCCCTCAGCGCGCGCCTTAGCGACTGCGCTTTCCTTGGCGGCAATGGCGCCAACGGTATCTAGGCCAGTTTCCGCTTTAATGCGATCCGTATCAGAGATATGCGTCTTCAGTTCACGGAAAATTCTTTGAACTTCAGCCTCAGGCTTTCCAGGATTGTGCTCACGAATATCATTGAGCATCTGAGTAGAATCGGACTCTTTAGCCCCATGGCCCTTGGCAAGATCGTAGGCGTCGCCTATGGTCATCTTCGTATCGCCACGGGCGCGAGCATCATCTAGGATGGCATGAGCCATCTTAATACCCTCAGGCTCCTGTCCCTTTCCTTGGGCCTGTGCGCGCTCCTGGATAGCCTTCAAAACTCGATCATGGTCCGGACCCAAGAGCATCTGAAGCTCGCTTACAGTCCCGCTAGGAGCCTTTAGGGAGCTTCCTACGATACGCATGGCATCAGTGTACGAGATTGGCCTTCCAGCCGCCTCCGCTTCCGCCTGGACATGTAGGATATTGCGCTCCATGGGAGAAGTTTTATCCTTCGTCCCCTTGGCTCTCATGAAAGCGTCAACCTGATTAGCATGCGCTTCATTTTGCGAGCGATACTTCATCATCTGCATATCAGCAGACTCAGGACGCGTTGCCCGCTTCGTCTCTGCCCACTTGGCCCGTGCTTCATCATCAGTCAATGGGTGACCAGCTTCACGCGCCGCCTGCTTAATATCTTCAATTTCCTTGACAGAGGTTGGGGTTTTCTCCATAGCCTCTGTGCGGCCACGGATAGCCTCGCGGGTGCTCAGCCCCTCTTCCTCGCCAATCTTGCGCGTTTCGCGCTCGGCTCCAGTTTCACGCTGGAGCTTGACAACCTGATTTTGGATTTCTTCTATGCTCTTGTCCTGGTTTTCTGGCAATCCAGACAAGTAGTTAAGAAGAGCAACTGTAGAAGGACCCTTATTGGTTATTTTTACAGCTTCTCTGATTGCATCAGTGATGGGCGGAACGTCTGTGCCCATCTTTCTGCGCTCATCCTGTATGGCGCGCGCAATCTGCATTGTTTCCGGCTGCTTTATCTTACCCTCGGCTCTGGCTTCTTCCTCGATAACACCTAAAAGCTTATCATGCTCTGGCCCCATAAGCATCTTAAGCTTCTGTATTCCCTCAGGTTCTTTCTCAATAGCCTGTTTAGCAAGCGTAAGCGCCTGAAACGGGTCCATCTTCTCACCATTGTGAGACGCTTCATACGCGGAACTAATGCGATCAGCAGCGCGCTCAACAGCAGTAGTTTTTTGTGGACCTTTCTTTGCCGCATATAGCTTATTCGCTGCCTCAGCCATCTGAGGATCAGCAAATATCTTGGTCATCTGAACATCAGAAGAATCCTTCTGCTTCATCGTCTTGACGATATCCGCAGCAAGGCGCGCGCGTTCTGTTTCGGATTTACCAGCGTTTAGTGGATCAGCGTTAACCCGTTCCAAAGAAATCTCATAATCGCTTCTCTTCGCTTTTGTCCCAGTCCCTTCAAACTCAGCGCCTTCAGGCAGCTCTTCAAGTACTGGTTTTCCTTCCTCTGTCGTAGAATAGGCAAATTTGCGATCTGGGCCGGGTTCTCCAGTCTTGGTAGTAGTAGGAGCTAATCCACGACTCGCCATTTCAGTGCCTAGACGGGCGCTGATATCACCAATGGACATTGTTGGCGTCAATGCGCCAGTGGCTTCTACGCCTTCTGTTGGCCTTCCTACGAGCTTCCCAGACTCCCCTGTCGGGACTGGCGTTACAGGCGTAATCCCGCCTTCTCGTGGTAAGTCCATAGGACCAATTGGTGTTTCACGTGGAGCGCCGGGAACGGTCATTATCCCACGATAATTAACTTTACGCCGTTCTGTTTCAGCTTTTAGCTGTTCCTGCTGCCATTTCAGATATTCAGTATGTGTTCCAAGCTCCGCCAGCGCCGTATTCTTAGTTGTCTCAAAATCTCCACCAGGGGGAACGCGATATTTGCTCAATCCAGGGACGCCATGCTGGGTAAGCAGGTCAATCATGGAATGATATTGGTTCTGCGTCTTGGCGGATTGGACAACAGCAAGCATCTTCTGGCCAATTTCCAACTGGCGCTGCTGCTGCATTGTATGGAGGTCGGAATATAGACCTAAGTTGCCGCGTACTGCGGCTTCTTTCTTAGCTTGGTCAATATTGTCGTTCGCAAGCGCTTGGCCAGCGGCGCGCTCAGATTCCCACTTATTTTGGTTCTGCCAATAGTTTGACCAAGTCTGCGCCTGATTAGCGAGATTAGGGACTTCGTCTAAAACGCCCATGTTCCTTAACCTTTGCTAGCTGGCGCAGCGCCCGCGCCTGTATTGCTTCCTAGTCCAGAGAACCAGTTCGATGCTCCTGGATATCCAGCCAACGACGTTAGACCGTTTGCAGCCTGTTGTCCGGCTCCAGCAATCGCCTGTCCCTGATACTGAGCGCTAGCGAGGCCAGCCTGTGTGGAGTAAGCATTAGCCTGCCCAGCCGTACCATACATATTAGCGCCAATAGCGCCTCTGCCTTGAGCAGCCTGTGCAAGCTGACTAACCTGTTGATTATACTGATTTAAATAAGACTGCTGCATTAAGTTGTTTCCAGCAGCAATCTGGTTTCCGCTAAGAGGACCATAGCCCATAGCTGCATACTTTTGATTGAGCGCATTAAGGGCGTTGCTCTGTGCTCCAGCCAACAAAGGATTAAGAGAATTGGTCATATAACTCTGCATTCCCGCCTGTCCATTGACGCCCATAGCGTTATCTAGAACGCTATAGTCATTCTGGGCGCCCTGTAGAAACGGATCAGCGGCCTTTACAACCTGATTGCGCCAGTTTACAGCGTCTTGTCTTACCTTCTCGGCTTGCTTAGATGCTGTTTGGTTTCCAAAGTAAGCGCTAGCAGCGCCAATCGCCGCAGCGGCGACAATCGCTATGGCCATTAGATATTCCTCTCATATACAATCTCAGACCTCACATAGCCACGTAAGCTTAAAAGCCTTGCGATTTTATCGTCTGTACATCCAACAATGGCCACGGTGGCGCCACGGTCACGCGCTAAATTCTCAATTCCCCTAAGAAGCCGAAGTCCACTGCTTGGATACTTTTGGTTTCGTATCCACGTTAGTTCTCTACAAACTTTTTCATAAGAAAAGGGGCAATCGACAATGACGCAGGTTATTATGCCTGTGATAATGTCTACTTCTTTTGGTATTACTGAAACGATGGCGCAAAAATTGTCGCTATAAATAACATTTTCGACGTAGGCCAGAAGGCGCTCTGGGGCATACGCCATTGTAACACCATATTTCTTATTATCAAGATGGTCGCGATATAAATCGTATATTCCGAGAACATCTGTTTCTATGGCTTGGCGTATTATTGTTTTAGCTGTACTCATAGACGATGCAGATTCCTGCTGCGCCCGCACCGCCAAGGGCTGTTGATACGCTGCTCTGACATACGGCTCCTGATCCACCAGCTCCATACCCTTTTCCTGCAATTCCTGCTGCTACTCCAGATGTTGCAAAACTTCCACCTGATATAAATGCTCCTTTTGTCCCCCCACCAAGGGCAGAAGCTGCTCCATGTCCTCCAATAACGCCATAATTAGCATTCTGTATCATGGAATTGCTTCCACCATCATTACCAGCTATAGTGTAAACATTTCCTGTTCCAATAGCTCCACCGCTTCCACTTTGTGAGTAAGTGCTATTCGCAGATGAAGCGCCTAGACCGTGTGTTCCGCCATTAGCAATGCACAGAGCGCCGAATGAGGTAGCAGTTCCATCTCCGCCATTCCCCGCTATATCGTTCGCAGCAGCGCCAGCCGCCCCACCCGCGCCAACAGTCACCGTTTGCGTCGTTAGCGATCCTGATATATAATGCTGAGAGTATCCCCCAGAGCCACCGCCGCCTCCGCCATTCTGTCCAGGATTTAAGCCGCCAGTGCCACCGCCTCCGCCGCCGCCGCCTACGCAAACTATTACGGCTGAGTTAGCGCCTGTTGTTGGCGTATATGTTCCTGTTATAGTGAATTTCTGAGTAGCTATGAGCCGTCCTGTAAACTGGCTTAGCGTTCCACCTAGAATTTTACCAATGTTATTAAAAAACGTATCCCATTCAAGCGTTAAGCGCCCTGTCTTAGGGTCAACGATAACCTTGTCCTGTGGCCTTGTTAAACCTGTCGCCATGGTTTATAGTCCTGGTCTACCGCGCAATGTTGCTTGAATAAATGCTCTTAGAACACCAGCAGAGGCTCTGAAGCGCCAGATACGCCCCTTCTGTCCTACACGACCCCAGCGCCCCGTGCGCACCAATTTCCTAAAGTTACCCATAGCGCCGATGCCTATCATACGTTCTCCGTAGAAGTTTTTCCCACCATCGTCGCTATAATCTATGGATATTTTTGGGTCCATATCCTCAGGGTCTTCCAAATTGCCGACGCCAGACACGATATCGATATTAAGAGAATCTATGAATAGAGAGTTTGGATAATTATGAGAGTTTTCACACCAAATTTCCATGGTATAAACTTGGTGATCTTCCTCAAAATTAGTCATATCTATCTTGTATAGACGTCCATTAGCATTTGATCCGCATATATAATCATTATTAAACCAAGTGAATGTGCTAGCCAACCATCTATTCTGTCCATAAGATTTACGCTCATACCATCTCTGCATATTGAAGTCATAAACCCATGTCCAGTCTGTGGGGTGACTTAGAACATAACACTCATGGCCCTGGAATGTACAAAATGAACCAGTTAAGTTTGAACGACTCGCCCCTGATGCGGAGATGGCGCGTTCAACTGAGTGAGTGGAAATTCTCTGGGCGGAACCATCGCGCCCAAATCTTACAAACCCTTTGTGGTCAACCCAAACTAGTCCTTTGTCCGTTTCTGCAAGAGACGCAGGCGCAGCGAGCCCTAGAGCAATGTACTGCTGAACTGGCTGCAATGGAAAAGGAATATCTCCAGTGTATTGCCAAATCTCAAGACTTCTAGGCCCAAATATATAAAGATATCCAACGTGAGCTATAATCCTAACGATGCCGCCAGCGTCAGCATTAGCTATAGCAAAAGCTAGGGCGCCAATCCCTGTAGCCTGCTCCTGAGGACTTGAGAATATGCGTCCGTCATTAATCCCATAAAAGAAATTTCCCTTAAGATAAGCTACAGAGTTCGGGGCAGGTAGATTTGGCTCTACTGGCTGTGTAAGCGTTGAGCCTTGTAACACATAGTAAGCATTGTTTACTGAAGTCACTATTCCAATCTGGGGTGTGCCGTTCCTATTACGAGCCATGGTGACTCTGTCTGTTCCTAGGATGGCTCCATAGACTGTTGGCGCACCGTTGGCGTCGAACTTTACAAGTTGGTTTCCCAGAAGATATATAAGATTGTTGGCGTCAAGGACGACAGCCCCGCGCTCGGCTCCGTTGAAACCTCCTGAGTCCCATCTGGTAAGCCCTGGAGCGGCGTAGACGACGTATGGAGACTTTCCATCCTGGTCAACGCCCATCTGCTCTGCATAGCCGTTTATAAGGCGTACAGAGGCTTCCTGGCCGTCTCTTCCAATTGTTGACTCTGTTGGCAGTCTTAGCGGAAAGTCAGGCATTAGCGCCTCCGCCCGCGCCACTGTGGCATCATGTGGACAACGTCTTCCCTATCGAAGCCCTTGGCCTTCATAATGAGGTCAGTCGCCATCGCTATGATTATTTCACCAGTTTTCGTCTCAATACCATATGTAGGTATCAACCGCGCAGCTAAACCATAACCTACTGTTGATAGCCATTCTTCAGGAATATCAAGACTCTGGCTTAGGTTTGTTATTATCTGGAATCTACGCTGAAATGTATACTGAATAGTGTCTCCAGCGGTAACTGCTGGCACTGGCCATACGTAAAGGTTGTTGGTAGTTTCCTGTGGATCAAAGTACCACTGTGTGGGTGGACTTCCTGATGTTAATTTAACAGGAAGCGTCTTGTACTGCTCCCTTGTCATCATTTCCATTGGAAGATCACGTTGCGCAGTCGGGTCACTTGTTGGCGGATAGCGATAGCGCACTTCAACAAGACGT